CTCTTTGTGAAGACAAGTTCTAAAAGTAAGAAGTCATAGCTGTACCCATGGCAACAGTGCGACTGCCTGCAGTGGCATGGATGCCAAGACGATTTCGTCTGTGTGCAGAAAACTTTCATCCGGTTCACAGGGAATCGAAAGCGATAGGTGCACCTATCGTCCCTGCATATGGGATGTATCTTAGTTGGTCAACATTTATGAAGCCCTCTTGACGATGCACGGTGCAACTCCGTGACAGTCTTTGTATACGTCAGGTATCATCGTCTATTTCGGCATTCCTCTAAATGCTGTGCGGTGCAATTCCGCAGCATCCCACCTACTAAAAGAATAAAAAAGGAGATGATAAACGTGCAAATCTACATCCGCAAATATGCAGAAAAAGCTTTTCCTCGGATAGATTCTGATCTGCATACAACCTATGACTTTCACCGATGTGCACAGCATATCACAAATGTGCTGATGGAAGATGGGATGAGATATAGCGAAGCCTATACCTTGTTGGAACAACTCACCACGCTACTGTATCAAGCCAGCAAGCAATATCAGATTGATATGACTATTGAGGATGTCAAGCAAATTTTAGAGGAGGAGATTCCATGAAAACCATATTGCTGCTGATTCTGGGTATTATCTCAATCAGCACAGAAATTGCATTTCGCATTCACAATTACAGGGCAGAAAAATTGATAGAGGCGGAAGTGCTTAGAAGGGAGTGAAACAGCATGCATCACAAAACAGACATGGGTACATTTATTCGGGACAGACGAAAGGCATTGGGGATTGACCAGTGTGAATTGGGAGAGCGGTGCGGCATTTCTCAAGCACACATCAGTCGGATGGAAAACGGGATTTCTTTTCCGTCTTTCCCGTCTGTTCTAAAACTCGCCAGAGGACTACAGGTTCCTGTTTCAGAACTGGTAGCTGTAGCAGAATCCAAAACACAAGAGAAAGCAGGTTAAATATGAAACGAACCAAAGTAAAAATTGGCACTGTCATTGGTAGCCATATTGTGTACGGTATCCACGGCAACAGACATTGTATCGCAGAACCCATTATACCGGGCGGCGGTTATGTTGTGTGGAATATCGACTGTGACGGTTGCGGTGTCTGGGGCGGCGGATACTTCCTTGACCAAAAAGAAGCAGAAATGGAATATGCGGAACGGTGCTTTTCGTGGATGGATAGTTCCGTGTTTGAGGAAGACGATGAGGAAGATGACTGGGAAGACGATTGGGAGGATGACGAGGACGAATTGGATAGAAGCTTATTTGATGAGCTGAAAAATCGTTGATGAAGCCGAAACGGCGGACAAGTTCCGCCGTCTGCCGGAGATGGTCTCCCGGCACTGATGAGGCAGACCCGGAAAGAAGGTGATTGGATGCAGTGGAACGAACGAATGGGACTGGCTCTGTACACGATTACAAAAGCCGTCACTGCAATTGAGCATGCCGTATTTTGTGAGGAGTTGCAAGACAACATTGAGGTACAGGCAGAGCTGATGCGGAATGTGCTGGAAGCCCAGACGGAAACCGCAGAATGGATTGACCAATACGGCTTACAAGAGCTGCACCTGCCAGCCGTCAAGGCTTGCAAACAGCGATTTCTGGAACTGGATCAGGAGCTGTTACTGCATATACAAAAAATCCAGTCATACGGCTACCATCTTGACGAGATTCAAAAAGCCGTACAACTGGAGATACTCACCCTTAGCAAAGAACTTGCATTGCTAAAGTGATGGGTAAAGTATAGCAGAAAAAATGACATTTGTCAAGCATTTTTTGACAGGGATTTTTCCCTGTCAGAAAGGAGGCGAAGATGTGGAATATTTAACAATCAAAGAAGCAGCCGATTTAAAAGGTTGTTCTGGTAGTTATATAAGCCGACTTGTAAAAAATAAAAAAATAGATAGCATTAATAAAACAAATCCTAAAAATGGACAGTCTTGTTATATGATTCCCCTTTCCGCCCTGCCGGAGGAATTACAGCTGAAGTATTATCAGCAGAAGCGGCAGGAAGCCGGTATTTTGCCGGAGTTAGAACAGTCTGCTCCCAAAAAGCAAAATGCAAAACGACTTTTGACTTTTGAGGACTGTACAGAGAAGCAGCGAAAAACCATCAACACATGGACAGCCATCCTGCAGGAATGGCAGGGACAACGAGCACAATACCGGAATAAAACGGAGTTTGATAAACTGTACATCGGAAAATGCCAGCTGGAGCATCCGGAATTGCAGGTGTCGGTGGATATTCTGTATCGAAAGTGGACGGCATACAAAGAACAAGACTTTGCAACTTTGTTAGGACTGCGAGGAGCATGGAATAAAGGCAACAGTAAAATTCCAAAGCCGGTATGGGAAGCATTTTTGTGGTACTATCTCGACAACAATGAGCCGCCGCTTTCTAAATGCTATCGTTGTACCATCAAATGGACACAAGAATTTTATCCAGAGCTGCTCTCGGAAATTCCGACGGAACGCAGTTTTCGGCGGCATGTGCAGAATGACATTGCAAAAGCCATCAAAGAACTGGCACGGAAAGGAGAAAAAGCATTTGCCGACCGTTGCATGCCATATATCATGCGGATGTATGACGAATTGCAGCCAAACGATGTCTGGATTGCAGATAATCATACCATTGATGTGCAAACGGTCGATGTACAAGGAAAACGGCATCGTCTGTACCTGACTGCGTTTCAGGATGCGAAAACTGGCGTGATTGTTGGGTGGAATGTTACAGAAACCGTAGATTCGCAGTCTACCATCATCGCATTGCGGCATGGTATCCGTCGATTTGGTATTCCAAAAGCTGTATATTTTGATAATGGACATGAATTTACTGCATTTGACCTAGGCGGAAAAGGCAACCGCAGACGAAAAAGCGATGCAGAAAAAAACGATCCCACTACCATTTTACATCGGCTTGGCATTGAAGTACATAATGCAAAGGTCTGCAATGCCAAGGCAAAACCAATCGAACGAACATTCCGCACGTTTAAGGAACAGTTTTCCAGAGCGGTTGAAGGATTCTGCGGCGGAAATGTGCTGGAGAAACCAGAAAGCCTGAAGCACCGTATCAAATCTGGCAAGCTGCCGCAGGATCATGCTATCCGAGAAGCACTGGCAGCATGGATAGATGGGGATTACAATCTACAGCCTTATGGCGGCATAGAAAAACGATACAAACATCTGAGCCGTCTGGAAGTCTGGAATGAAGAAATCCAGTCTGTACGAAAAGCAAGTGAAGCAGAACTGAATTTGATGCTGATGCGATCTACCCGGCTGCAAAAAATCAAACGAAACGGTGTGTACATTACTATTAGCGGAGAACGATTCTGGTACATGCATCCAGAGCAAACCATTCTAAACTTAGACAAAGAGGTTTATGTACGGTATGATCCTGCAGAACTGAAAACTGTTCGCCTTTATGATAAGGAAGACCGGTATCTATACACATGGAAATTAGCGGATGCTCTGCTTGTCTCCTATCTGGAATCGGAACAACAGCGGATTGCAGATGGACAAGAAATTGTATATCACAGCAGAAAGTTGATACGAGATATGGCGAAGGGACTCACTGCAGGACTTACAAACGAACAGCGAATTACGATGTTGGATATGACGGTGCGGCATGCAGAGGCGGCAAGAGAAAAGCAATTCCATATTGAAATGCCGAAAAACATCATACCAGTGCGAATAAACGAACCAACATTTGAGGAAGAACGAATGGCAGCTGGTGCGGAAACGCAAATCGTTGAAATTAACCTAAAGAAGATAAGAATGAATTCCGAAAAGCGAAAGGAGTAACAGATGGAATATACAGAACGGCAAAAAATGTTATTGCAAAAGGTGGATGCTTTACAGCAGGAAAAAAACCTCAGTCAGAACGGACTTGGTGAACTGCTTGGCATCTCTGGCTCGGCACTGTCACAAGTGCGCAATGGAAAATATAACGCCAATCCGCAACGAATTTTTGATATGCTCGAATCTTATTTTGGTGTCAAAGAGCAAACTTGCCTGACCTATCAAGAAATTTCCTATGCTGATACCACGATATCCTCTGAAATTTACGACATTATCGGCGTGTGTCAAGCAAAAGGCGGACTTGCCATTGCTGCCGGGGATGCCGGAATCGGAAAAACGAAAGCAGCACAACACTATGTTGCTCTACATCCAAATAACAGCATTTTAATTACTGTAAACCCTTGTTTAACAAGCATTAAAGCTGTCTTAAAAATGATGGCAGAAAAGCTAAATGTACAAACGGAACGCTCTCGGGATGCCTTATGGTATGCGGTTGCACAAAAGCTAAAGGATGGCATGGTACTGATTTTTGATGAATCTCAGCACTTGACGTTAAAAACGGTAGAAGTTCTTCGCAGTTTTTCAGATTACTTCCAAGACCGTGGGCAGACATTGGGAATCTGTTTTGTGGGCAATTTGGACACGGTCACCCGTCTGGGCAGCAAAAAAGCAGAATTTGCCCAAATTGCCAATCGCACCAAACAGAGAAAAATCTATGTCCGTGACCAGATTCAGCGTGCGGATATTGTGAAACTATTCCCGATTTTGCAGGCAGAAAACAGAGAAAAGGAAATTGGTTTCCTGCTTCAGGTTGCCAAAACACCGCAGGCGTTACGTGGAGCAATCAACTTATTCTCCAACGCCTATGACAATGAGGATTACAGCTATGCTGGATTGGTTGCAATGGCAAAATTTATGGATATGGAGGTCTGACATGAAAAACGGCAAGAAACCCACCAAAGCACAAAAACAACTGCTGCAGCGATATGGACTCCATCCAGATGACTGGCTGATCAGCAAGAATACCAGCACGGAACTGGTATTGATACATCGGCACACGGAGCAGGTACGCCGGATGCCCAAGCTTATGCTGGAATATTGATGAGAGAGGGCAATGCCCTCTCCCCTAATGCAGCCAAAGGCGGTGACAAGCCCGCAAAAATGCAGAGTCGGGAATTTATAAAACGGAGGTACATAAAAATGGCAAAATTAACATTGAAGCAGCAGGCAGCAATGCTGACAGCTGTGCAACAAATCAGAGAGTTGGAGGTTGCAAAACAGGAAATTCTCCATGCAATTGATGAACAACAGAAAATCATCAAGGAAATGATGGAACGGAAGCAAGTAGAAGTGCTGGAACTGGGCGAATATGTGGTACGCTATGCAACTGTCACGACCAATCGATTTGACAGTGCCGCATTCAAGAAAACCCATGCAGAGTTGTATGCACAGTATACCGTTCCATCCACCAGCAAACGCTTTTCCATTTCGTGAGGTGTGGAAGATGACAGATGAACAGTGGAAGATTGCAGAAAAACGCCTTTCTTATTTATCCGGCAGCGTGAAGATGCAGATTGACGGCTATGAGATTACCGTTGTGATAGAGCCGATGAAAGGCATGAAATTGGTATTGATGGTATATGTGGATGGATACTTCCGAGGCAAATGGCTTACAGAAGATTGTGACATCCGCAGAAGATTCTACTACTGCAGCAAACGCTCCCTGCTGACCGCAAAAGAAAAGAAACGGCTGCAGCGTGAGAAGAAAGCCATTCGGGAGAAAATTCAGAAGGAAATGGAATACACGACATTTTCCCCTTATTTCGGTTCTTTTCGCACGCTGAAAAGCCATTTCATCAAAAACAATCAATCCATTGAACTTTGTGAGGGGGCAGGCGAATGAGAAAGGCAGAAGCAACAGGAGACATCCTATTTGACCGCTTTTGGGAAGCGTATCCAAAGAAGGTTGGAAAGGAAAAAGCCCTTCGTGCATTTCAGAAAATCCGTCCAACTGAAGACCTACTCTATCAAATGATAGAAGCAATTGCACAGCAATGCAAGGTATACAAATGGGGAAAGGAAAACTGGAAGTACATTCCCCATCCGGCTACCTGGCTGAATCAGAGACGATGGGAGGATGAAATAGTTGATGGAGAAACTATCGTTTCCGAAGATGCGTTCTACGGGGCTCACGTATTCTGACTTGCTGCAGGCAAGGGTTGATGCATACAATGCACTGAAAGGAACGCTGACCGGTTATCACTGCGACAAATGCAATGATAAGGGCAACATTGCTTATGTAGAAGAGGAGCAGGAAATCATGCGTTCCTGCTCCTGCATGAAAACACGAGACACACTTCGCCGCATCCGGGAAAGCGGATTGGAAGACCTACTCCGTATCTATACATTTTCTAACTTTGAAGCAGTAACTTCCTTCCAAAAGCATATGAAACAAAGTGCCGCTGACTTTCTGCAACAGCGGCACAAGTGGTTTTTCATCGGTGGTCAGACTGGCTGTGGGAAAACACATATCTGTACGGCGATGGTGGGCGGATTCATCAAACAGGGCTTGTCTGTCCGCTATCTTGTCTGGCAGGAAGATGCGAACCGCCTTAAGTTTGCTCTGACAGACGGCAGTTACTGCAAACAGATTGCACAATATAAGGAAGCGGATGTATTATACATAGATGACCTGTTCAAGGTAAAAGACAACTGTATGAAGGAAATTACCAATGCGGATGTGAAGATTGCCTTTGAACTGCTGGACTATCGGGGACGAAATCAGATGACCACGATCCTGTCGACAGAATGGACAACGCCACAACTGATGGAAATCGATGAGGCAATCACAGGACGAATTATCAAAATGGCACAGGAGTACTCCATCGACGTCAAAAAAGACCGGGCGAAAAATTACCGATTGAAAGGGGTGCGGTCATGAAAGACAATCCCAAACAAAAGATATATGGAATGGCTTCTGCGTTGGGCATGGTGGAACGGGACAGCAAAGAGGATGCCCTGCATCAGCTGGTCTACGGCATTACTGGGAAATCCTCTGTGCGGGAATTGACGCAAAAAGAACAAAATGCAGTGATTGCGGAATTGAGGAAACGACTTCGTGCAGAGCATCCAAACATCCAAAAGGAACCACAGAGAAGCCGCCCCAATAAAATGACGCCCAATCAGAAAAGCAAGGCATGGGCACTGCTGTATGAACTTGCGACATATGCACCGTCAGATGTCAGCATGGGAGAACGCATGGCAGGTGTTGTACAAAAGGAACTGCACATTACTTCCTTTGCCGCCGATCCGCTTCGATGGGTTTCTCTTTCAGACGGTTCCAGATTGATTGAACAGCTGAAACGATATGTACAGCATGCAAAAGAAAGGGCAGTGAAACAAGATGAATCTGGATAAGCTGACCATGAGTCAATTGCACGGCGGACAGTTGGAGTTAGCAGAAACCATAGGAATCGAAGCGTACAAAAAGCTAGTACTTCGGTACAGCGGCAGCAGCGTTTACATTGGGAAAGCGGATGAAGCAGCACGAGCAGACAGGGATGAAGAAATTTACAGTAAATTCAATGGGGAAAATCAACTGGAACTTGCACATGAATACGGATTGGCGAAGAAAACAATCAATGACATTATCCGACGGGAAAAAGAAAAGGAAGATTCTTATCAGATGATGTTATTCCCAGAAGATTGATGTTTCCAAGTTTGCAAGCACACAACGGTATAAAAACGTCTCTTATGTACGGCGGTAAGAAAAGAATGCTATAATTGCAGTAGAACAAATACGGCAATTATAGCATTCTTATTTTAGTAGGAGGCGAACTAGAACTTGACGCAAGAAATCATTTTATTCATTATCACTACAATCATTACTGCAATACTGGGTGTCATCGGATATTTTCTAAAACGAACCATGGATAGAAACGATAAAAACGAAGCAGCGGTACAGGAGCTGCGAGACAATCTTCTGACACTGTCCGACAAATATGCAACCAAGGCAGAAATCAGAGAGATTAAAGCGTCAATGGAGAAGCTTTCCGAAAATATCGACTACATCAAAGAACACACCACCAAAAATGAGGATTTCATTCGGACGATGGCACGTTTGGAAAGCAAAATTGACAGCTATTGCAGAAGATAGGAGGCGGAAGAATGGAACAATCTGAGATGCTGACACGAATTCGACAGAAAACTTTTTTCAAGAATAACGGCATGGTGCTGAAGGCGGTCAACCTGCTCCGTGATAAATATGTATCGTTATCCGACATCGGTTATGCTCTGCGTCCCAGTATGGATGAGTCAGAATTTCGGGACGCCGTTAATTATCTGACGGAATCTGGATATATCCGGCTGCGGCATACGGAAACCAAGCAGCCAACCACACTGGCAGACGCTGCGATGCAGGAGTTGGAAGCGAAAGTCACTGCAGACGGCATTCAAATTATTGCCTGTGTCCGAACAGATGCCTGCATTGATGTATAAGGCGGTGCAGCATGGGAAAGAGACGAAAACATTCTAAAATTGACCAGTTGGAACCGGCAGTGAAGGAAACCGTGGATGAAATGATTAAAACCGGTGCGTACTATCGGGAGATTGTGGACTACATTCAGTCTCACGGTGTGAGCATCTCCCTTGCAGCAGTCGGCAAGTACGCCAAAAATCTGATGAGTACACTGGATGCTCTGCGTCTGAGTCAGGAGAATTTCCGGGCAATCATGGAGGAGACAGAACGCTATCCAGATTTGGACATGACAGACGGCATTCTTCGGCTGATTTGCAATCAGATGCTGGATGCCATCAGTAAAATGCCAGAAGAACGGTTGGAAGAAGTCGATTTTGATACCCTCTCCAAAAATGCAGTAGCACTGACCAGAGCAGTTGCCTACAAAAAGAATGTGGATGTAAAGACACGAAATGCATTGGAGAATGGTGCGGAGCAGTTCAAGGACTTGATTTTTGAAGCAATGGCGGCAGAACGACCGGATTTATACAAGGAAGTCAAGAAATTCATCAAAGAAAAGCAGAAGCAGGAGGACGGAATATGAGCATGTATGTATTTCAGGTGAAGCCCGGTATGGATTTACAGGTGGCTTCCAATCTGAGAAAACGAGGATATTTTATCCGCTGTCCACAGAGAACACTGTCTATCCGCAAAGAGGGGGCATGGCAGGAACGGACAGAACCGATTTTTTCCGGATACCTGTTTCTGGAATATCCGGAGGGAAAACTGCGTACAGAATCCTACTATGACATTTGCAACGCAGATGGCGTAATACAATTCTTGAAATGCAAAGGGAAGGCAGCATCGCTCTCTAAACAGGAAGAAGCGTATATTCTCTGGCTCTGGAATCGTGGATATCCGATTGTGGCATCCCACATCTATGTGACTGCAAACGGTGACAGAATGATCTTATCCGGTATCCTGCGACAGTATGAAGACCAAATCATCAGTATGGATGTGCGGCAAAGACGGGCAAAGATTCGGATTCCCATTTTAGGAAAAGACTATACGATTACCCTTCCAGTCATCGGCGTATGAGTTTCTTCTATTACAAATTCACTTTCGCTTGCACTGCGGTTGATTCGTCCCGCAGGAACGGTGGCTGTGACATATATGTATGCTAAAATAAAACTGAGCC